AGAGATAATTAATCCACAGCGTGAGGGTGACATCCATCTGCCCTCGCTTTTGGAAGAGTTTATAGGCGATCGTCGAGGAGGTGGACAAGTTCACCCGATCAAGCACCGGTTAGGGGAGCTTCAATCGATGCTCGCGAAGTTGCTTGAGGAGGCCACCGATCAAGCGCCAGCATTGGAAGTGACGCGCCCGCAGCCCTCGACTGATCCGTCTGAGCGGCGAGAGGGCATTCAATCCTCGGTGACGGACGTGCAAACGGACCCCGTCGATGCCCTGATCGAAGTGTTGATGCGGTTGCAGAATCCTGAAGGCCCGGGTCGACAATCGCTCGACAAAGCCCGCCGATTGATGGACCCAAGTATTATCTCGCCGCAAGGGACAACTGAAATCCATGGAGAGCCCAGAGTCGGACGCTCTGATACATTGTCTGATGTGGAGAGTGTGCGCCGACCGACAATGCGGTCGGAGGTTCCTGAAACCACCCAAGACTATCCATGGTGGACGCAACTGGTCCCGGGCGGATGGAATCCAAAGCGTCCACCTGAGAGTGGATCGATGCGGTATCGGCGGTAACCATGGCACAGGACGAAGACGATCTTATCGAGTTCACGACGGACTATAACCGCCTCCGGGCGCAAAAGGGTCGAGAAGTCGGATCGGTTGAGCTACGCATCCTGACGAATCTGTCCTTCATCTCCGGAGAGCATTGGATCGGGACGAAGCGGAACGCGATCTTCACACGGAAGCGGGATCCTAACAAACTGTATCTGGTCTTTAATATTGCTGGACAGATGCTGGCCAAGATGATGGGGCGCCTCAGTTCCATCGCGCCAGTCTTTAAGGCCCGGGCGGACAAGCAGGATCCACGGTCCATTGCTCAAGCGAAGGTGGTTGACAAACTGATTCGGGCGTTAGATGAAAAGCTCGATCAGCCCTCACGGTCGTGGGAAATCCTCTATTGGATGTCAATTGGTGGGGTCGCGTTTGAATATGTGCCATGGGTTCCAGACGCCACGATGGAACCGTTACCACAATTCGATGAGGAAACGAACGAATTGCAATGGACGAATACACAGACCGGGGAGATTGTTCTCGAGTCGATGCGGAAGATGGCTATCGCGCAGGGCGCTCCGCAGGAACAGTTTGAAGTCGTAGAGGAAATGGTCAAAGCTGGAGATGTTGGGAGTGAAATCCTAAGCCCCTTGCAAGTGTTTATTGACTCGTCCGTACGCTCGGTGCAGGACTTGTCCCCGGATCAGGCGGTCTATATCGCCAAGATTCGGACCAAGGGCTGGCTGGAATCAAACTACGACCTGAGTGAAGAGACCATCGAGTCCATCCAATCCAGTCGTGATGTCAGGATTCTCAGCACGGAGATTAAGCAACTCGGCGATCCGACAGGCTCCGTGAATTTGCAGGATTTGATCCCACGAGTCCAAGGGAGTCAGGGCGTTGATGACCCGGACATTTCGGTCGTCGTGGAGCGATACCAACCGATCTCGAAGAATCACCCACGTGGACGCTACACGGTCTTCATTCCTGACGGGCAGGTCTTACATGATGGCGAGAATCCTTACGGGGAAATCCCTCTCGTCGATTATCACTGGTCTCCCACAACCACGAGCTTCTGGAGTAATGATTATGTCAGTGACATGATTGCGCCCCAGCGATTTCTGAACAAAAGACTTTCACAACTTGGCGAACAGGCGAATGCTTCGATTTACGCGGATGAATTGCTCGGCCCAAGCCTCAAACGTGAAGACGTGCCATCTGATTACCCGGCGCCAATTGAAAATGGCCTCAATGAAGCGGGCGTCAAGATGGTACAGCGTCGAGATCCGCCACAGTTGCCGGGCTGGTTCATGCAATCGGTTGATTTGACGATCAAGTTACTGCGGGAGATCGCTGGTGGCGTTGATTTGTTCTCGGAATCGAAATTCCCGGGACAATTGCGAGGCCCGATGGCCGTGCCGATGTTGCAGGAGATTATTGATACGCAATGGGGGAATCTCTATCAACATTTAGGGCAGCGGTTCTCAAAAGTAAAGGAAATGCGTATTAATCGGGTCAAGCAGTTCTACCCCGCCTTTCGGACCATGCACTACACCGACCGGAACATGAAAGATGAAGTCTTCATCTTCCATACCTCTGAGGTCTTGCGCTCCGGCGCGGATTATCACATTACGGTCGAGCGTGGGAGCCTGATCCCAGAGTTGCGTGCTTTACGCGAAGCAAGAATTCGCGAACACCTGCAGTCCCCCTTAAGCGTCCTATATATGGACGAACGGACAGGGCGGATCGACAAGGAAAAGATTGCCTCAGACTTGGATATGGGGGATTCTGGCCGAGAAGACCGGGAATCCACCTATCGGAAGCTCGGAATGGCCATGGTGGAACGCTTATGGGATGGGCAAGTGATTCCTGAGCATTTACCGATGCCGTTCTGGAATCTTCGTGTTGTCATGGATGAATTAGAGGCGGAAATGGCGACCACGGAGTGGTTGTCGGCCAGTACGGAAATTCAGCAAGCCTTCGTGGGGTTCTGGAACCGCTGTCGTCAGCAGTTGATGGAAGCCTCCAAACGCCGGCAGCAAGGGGCGGAACAAGGGCAGATTCAAGGGGCGGTCGCGCAAGCCGCGCAACAGGCCGCCGCAAAAGCGGCGGCTGAAGCGATTGACATGGCGATGGATCAACTCAAAGCCAGTCAACAGATTGCGCCACAGGCTCCGGCGCAGCTCGCGCAAGCTCTTAGCCAGCAGGAGCGACAGCCATGAGGCCCGGAGTCAATCGTCCAAAACTTGACGCTGCAATGTCAAAATATCACGGAGAGCGGAATCGCCATCCTCATCGATTCCCCGGAGGACGAGCCCAAGCGTCCGCGAAGGCGTATGCGGCGGCCGATGAAGGGGGTCGGGTATCTCGGAGAAGCCCGAAAAAGAAATGACCAAAGGCATAATGACACCGGTCGGTGTCTTGACACGCTGAAACGGACGTTTCATACTAATTCCAGAATTATCTGCGACATGAACAGGGAGCTAGAATACGCAGCGTAACACTCATCGGCAGATGAACACGATACGAGGCACTCTAGTCCACTCAGGGGGCAGGAATGGCAGAAGACGAAGCATCGGTCGCTGAAACCAGCGCACCGGTCGATACGCAAACATCTGGCGAAGATACAGGAAGTGGAGGGTCGTGGCCCGCAGACGTACAGGCCGAATTTACAAAAAAGACACAGGCACTGTCTGACGATCGGAAGTCCTGGGAGTCTGAAAAGAGTGCGTGGACTCAACAGCGCACTCAGGCGGCGCAACAGTTGCAGCAATATGCTCAACAATTAGAGCAGCAGCAACAGGCGGGCCGTCAGTCATCTTCTCAGAATACGCGCCAAAACCAGCGTGAGAGTTTGATGCAACAGTTGCAACAAATGTCATATCTGGATGGTCCGACCGCCGCGACATTGGTTCAGCGGATCATGGATGAGGGGATTAACCCCCTTAATAACGCGATCAAGCAGAGGGACCAAGCGTTGTCGCACATTTACAAAGAGTATAAAACGCTCAAAGAAAATGTGGGCAATCAGACCAGTAAGCAAGCGGAAGTCGAACTCGCTTCTCGAATCTCGAAAGCTCGAGAAGATGCGGGATTGCCGAATGAGCCATGGGTGAATAACTTGATGGAAGATGTGTATTACTCCCATGAAGGCCCGGGCTTGACGGATCAATTCCCGAAAATGGTTCAAGAGCGATGGTCGGCGATCCAAAAGGGTGTCCGTGACGCAGATCGATTAACGGCGCAAGAAGCCAGGAAGTCTCCGTTCCCCACAAAAGGTGGTGAAATGTCACCGACGAGTGGGAAAACGGGGGGCTACAAAACGCCGCAAGAGCGAACTGATGAATTGTGGCCGATGCTAAATCCGGGTCAGACCGAGTAACTTCTTTGTGGCCTTCGCCGTTAAGTGAAGGAGTACACCACAATGGCTAGTACCACTGATGTCATTGAAGCTCTGAAATACACGTATGGGGTAGATCAGGTGCTTCACCTCGTCAATCAAGAGGTCGTCTGCTGGAATATGTTCCAGAAGATGAAGAAACCTCTTGGCGGTCGAGGCCAGTTTTTAATGCCTATCATGGTGAAAAATCCTGGGGCATGGTCGGGATTAGCGGAAGGCGGATCATTGCCCTCCAATATCGATCCCGATACAACCGAAGCGTCCTTCAGTCTCCAAGAATTTGCGGGGCTGTACAACATGTCGTGGAAGCTGATTCAGGATGCGAGGAACTCGAAGTTTGCGTTCCAGACTGCCCTGAAGATGATGGAAGGCGGCTTCCGACGACGTATCCTCAAGCTGATTAATGCTGATCTCATTTCTGATGGAATGGGCAAGTTGGCGATCATGCCAGCGGCAGACGACCAAACCACCATTACCGTCGATGCGCTTCCAAGTATCGATCTGGGAATGACCGTGGACCTGATTGACAAAAGTGACAACGATGCCGACTTGGCCGCATCACGAACCGTTACGGCGATTGATGTCGTAAATCGCACCGTCACTATTAGTGGGTCTGCGCCAAGTGGCACGGCGGCCGGAGATTATTTCTGTATTGAAAACACGACGAAATCCGGCGCAATTTACCACACCGATGGTCTTCTGGGA